CGGACTGAAAGCCCTGCGTGCCCTGGGGACCCTGGACGCCCTCTCCCTGCCACCCCTGGGAACCCTGGACGCCCCTGGCACCCTGCCAGCCCTGGAAGCCCTGCCAGCCCTGCCGGCCCTGGCTACCCTGCCAGCCGATGCCACCCTGACTCCCCGTGTCACCTTTATCGCCCTGGAAACCCCTGAATCCCTGTCGCCCCTGGGCTCCCTGGATGCCTGAAACTCCCTGCCAGCCCTGGGAACCCTGATTCCCCTGCGTTCCTTGGGCGCCTTGCCATCCTTGGACGCCTTGCCAGCCCTGGGGGCCTTGGGAGCCTGTGAGGCCCTGGAAGCCCTGTGGGCCGGTGTTTCCCTGGTTCCCCTGGTTGCCCTGACGCCCCTGGGGGCCTATCGGCCCCTGTGCACCTTGTGCACCCACGGCGCCCTGCGCACCCGTGCCCCCCTGCGGACCCGGGACCAGGCTGGACGGGGAGTAGGCGGTCAAAGTGCCGGAGACGGTCGTCAGCCAGGTGTCCAAGTTCGCTGGCGGAACCATGTAGTCATGGACGAGGTCAAGTACTAACTTGGGAATACCCAGCCTGTTGATCGTGGTACGCAGGCCCGCCTTGTAATCGCCGGACTCGGCGCCGAGCCTCAGCGTGTTGCTGGTGCCGACAGCCTCGGACAGAACCAGCGCCAGCTCGATGGTGGCCTCGATGATCGGGCCGGGCACGGTGGCCCAGCCGGCGTTGTAGGAAACCTTGACGTTTCTCCAACCGTCGGAAAAGAGCACAGCTCCGCCCTGGATGCGGACTTCGCCGGTGGCGGGGTTGAACGCGACGTCGAGCACGTCGATGGCCGTGGTCGTGCCGTCGCCGTTGATGATCGACAGCGCCGCCACCGAGTTCAGCGGGAGCTGCCCGATCCAGATGCTCATGCCGCCGTCGCCGTTGTGGTACTCGTCGACCACGTTGGCAATCGTGAAGACCTGGTTCCCACACAGGGTGTAGATCTTCTCCGACGCCGCTTCCAGCAAGGCGGTCAGCAGCGCATCGCTGAGCTGGCCGCAGGCCGGATGCAGGCGGGCACGGACAAGGCCGCAGAAGTCCATCGTGCGTCTCCAGGTGTTGTGTTACGTGGTCAGCAAAGACGGAACCACCTTGATGTCGTCGACCAGAATCCCAGCCAGTGCGTCGGACTCGGCATCGAACGTCAGGCCGACCTCGACGTAGGCCACGACCGACCAGTTGATGCAGGTGCCCAGACTGCCAGTGAACTTGTGCAGCGGGGCAGTGCAGCGGTTGAAGATTGCGGCGGTCAGCGTGGTGTCGGCGAAGCTGTACTCGACGTAGTTGGCGTTGTCGGTGCCGATGCGGATGTACGCCGTGGCCACGTTCGTGAGCGCGCTGGCGTAGACGTAGAAGTTGATGCAGTCCCAGGGCTTGCAGGCAGACAGGTCCAGGGCGACGGTCTTGGCGATGGCGCCGAAGACGGTGTTGGCAGCTCCGTTCACCTTGGCGAAGGACATCGACTTGATGCCCTCGACCCTGGTGCTCGACACGGCCAGCGTGGTCGTGTCGTTGTTCTTGGCAGCCCAGCCAGTCGTGGCGTCACAGGCGTCGATGACGACGGGTGAGCTGAACAGCGAATCCACTTTGGGGGAGACCACGGCCAGTGAGGCGAACGCGGTCTCCTGATTGGTGATGAAACCAGCCATGGTCTTCTCCTCAAGGGGTCAGGGTGGGGGCCGTGAGACCCCCACCCCTTCCCGTTTCAGCTTCCTACGCCAGGATCGTGACCGGGAGCGTTCCGCCGTCGAAACGCGACTCGGACAGGATGCACATCACGGCGCCAACCATGGCGTCGCCCTGGGTCTCGGTCAGGGTCAGGTAGAGTCCGAGCGTGCCGGTGTAACCGGCGGTCGTCCAGACGTTCCTGGCCTCAGCGACATCGACCTCGATGACGTGCTGGGTCGCCACGCAGCTCGCGGTGGCGATGTTCACCTCGGCGCCCGCCTCCTGACGGACGGGGGCGGCGATGGTGTCGGGGGCCGAACCGGTCCCCTGCCGCAGCCAGCCGCCCACGGCCTGGGCGTTGGTCTTGGCGTTCACGGCGCAGGTCTTGACGATGGGCTTCAGGTCGCCCGCGCCCGCGTTGACCCCGATGAGAACCACGAAGGTGGCCCACCGGGCGTTGCCGACGCCGACGACCGCGGTGTCGGGACTGCCGTTGGCGAAGTCCGCCACCGGGGCAGTCAGCATTCTGATCTTGTTCTTCTCCGAAAGCATCTCTTTCTCCTTCTCTCTCAGGTCCGGTTAGGTGTTGGTGTTCAGCCAGACGAACGGGGAGACATCGCTGTACAGCGAGCCGCCCTTGTCGTAGGTCCGGAGGGCCGACTTCCACCAGGGCTGCCCATCCTCGCGGATGACGAAGCAGTAGACGTTCTCGCCGTAGTCGAAGCGCAGCTCCAGGCTGACCTTGCTACGGACGCCGCCCTTGGTGGCCAGGAGGTACTGGCTGAAGTCAGCCAGCATGATGTCGCCCTCGGTCCCCATGTCGTTGACCGCGTGGATGGACGACTGAGCCGGGATGCCCTCGAAGCTCTCGATCATGGACGACTGGACCTGAGCGCCCTGGCCGTAGTTGCTGATGGCCAGCTGACGGAGGTTGACGAAGAGCTTCGGCCGGTTGTACAGCCAGATCGCGCTCGGGACGGACGGGCCGTAGAGCGCAGCGGCCATGCCAAGCACGTCGGCGATGGCAACCACGTTGGCGCCCGAGCGGGTGACCTGAACCGCGCAGCGGGTGTGGGTGCCGTCGAACAGACCGAAGACGCCCAGGGGCTCGCCAGCGCCGGTGCCGAACAGAACCTTCTGCTCGCGGACCAGACGGATGGCCTCGGGGACGCAGCGGCTGACCAGCGCCTCGGCGCTGATGGCGTTGTCCTCAAGCAGCTCCTCGGTGATGGCCACCTTGCTGACCAGTTTCACCGGCTTCAGCTCGACCATGGCCACGTTGACCTTGCCACTGTCCGGGTACTTCCCGCCCTCGGGGACGTAGGCGGTGGTGACGCCGCCGTACATCACGGTGCCAGGCTTGCGGGTGTCGTCCACCACTGCCGGAACCCGGACCATCGGCCCGGAGCAGGGGATGGACATGCAGCGGGACAGGAAGCTGCCTTCCAGCGACTTGGACATGATGGTGTTCGAGTAACTGGCCGGGGCCAGGAACCCGCCATCGGCATCGACCAGTTCGCCCTGGCCAGAGATGGCGCGGACGGCCAGGTTGTAGCGCTGGAGCATGTCGCTCGGGCGAGTGCGGGCAGCGCGGACGTCGACCATGAAGTGGCCGAGGTGCTTCCAGCCCCCGCCATCCACGATCTTCTCTTCCTCGGTCGCACCCATCACGACCTTGGTCTCCTTCTTGGAACGCTCTTCGACCATGGCCACGATGGCCGTGGTCACGCGCTCTTCGAGGCCCTTGAGGCCCTCGTCGATCGCCTTCTTGACATCCGGGGTTTCCATCTTACTTCTCCCTTTCTGTTCTCGACACTCGTTGCCTAGCAGCTCCGGGGTTACCCCCTACTGCCTCCAGCGATCAGCTCCTTGAACGCAAGTTCAATCGAAGCTGCGAGTTCTTCAAGTTCGTTGTTGTCAGGGACCTTCATGGCCCGCTGAATCTCTTCCACGATGGCCTCGGGGTTGACGGGCGCGGCGCACACCGAGTACTCCAAGACGGTGGCGCGGTCGATGACCGTGGTGGCGCCCAGCTTGGCCTCGGCCTCGGTGGGTTTGCGCTCCGACTCACGGAGAAGGGTAACGCTCTTGCCGGGCAGGTGGCCACGGCAGACGGCGTCAAACACCGTGTCACCCAGCCAGGGCTTGTCGGTCGGCCATGCCTGCGGAGCCCGGTCGTAGCTGGTCTTGGCGGTGATCTTCCCGTCCTTGGTCTTCACCCAGAGAGCGCGGCCCACGCGGACAGAGCGATGCTCCAGGTGGACCGGGCTGCCGTCCTCGTAGAACCGCTCCCAGCTCAGCCCGCTGTTCAGGACGATCATGCCGTCGGAGCCCAGCGCCTCGGTGCTGACCGTGCTGATGTCAGCGTGTTCGGCGCGGAGCACTTCGATGGCCGGATCGGAGCGCAAGATGATCAGGTTGGTGCTCATGCCGCTTCCTCCCTCGGGTTCATGCGCGTGCCCGCGCTCGGGTTCGGGCCACCAGTGGGCAGACCCTGCTCAGCCATCGCGGCCTCGTCAGCGTCCTCCTCCAGGTTGCTCTCGAAGAACAGGTTGACGCCCTCGCCGAACAAGGGCATGATGCGCCGGTTGATCACGTCCTCCAGCATCGTGGTCCGGGGGTCAATAGCCAGACGGGACCACTGCACCATGGCAGCGTCCAGTTCGGCCCGTGACCCGGCGGACTCGAACAGCGCGTTCGGGATGTTGAAGCAGGCCAGGATGGTTGACTTGAGCTGATCGTAGCGGGCAGAGCCCTCGAACTCCTTGGACGTCTGGGCCAGTGACTGAAGATCAACCGGGATCTCCGGGATCATCAGGCGATTGGCGCCCCTGCCCCTGAAGGTCTGCCAGGCGGCTTGGAGTCTCGCCAATACTGTGGGGGAAACAACGCCCTGCTGGTCCTTCGGGCTCAGTACGTGGCTGGGAGCGCCACCGTTCTGCATCAAGGCGGTCATCATGCCAACGTCGCTGTTCATCAGCACGATTTCGCTCCAGGCAAGTTCGGCGGGGCCTTTGCCAGACCCGTACGGGTTCATGGGGTCGGCACAGAAGAACTGCACCATCTGGTCAAGGCTGAGATTCTCTTTGTCGTACTTCCAGCCTGTGATCTGGTTGTTGACGCCCAGGTCGGGACTGACCAGGTGCGGCTGCAACGGGTAGATCTCGACGACCGGAGTGAGAACGCCCGGGATGATCTTCCAGTAGGCTTTGCCCGTCATCTCCAGGCAAAGCTGCGTGTACTTCAGCATTGCCTTCGGACCCATGAACGGGTTGGGCTTCTTCATGGTCTCAAGGAACGGGTGGCTGCTGACCTCGGGCGCTTCGTTGTCTTCGCCATGGTTCAGGGTGAAGGGCGTGTCAGCCACGCCGTTGGCGTTCAGCTGGGCACAGGCGCCAGCAATGCCACGGTACTCACGCAGCATCGCAGCGTCGGAAGGCGTGGGCGTCACCTGAAGCAGGTCGGCCCACACCGAACGCGTGGCCGCTTGGACGACGTAGGTGGTCTTGGCCATCTCAGTCCTCGTCTTCATTCTGCCCGAGCCACATGCGAGGATTCTCGTCGCAGACCCAGGGATGCGCAACACCATTTTTGTCGATGTACTCGCGGCCAGGGATGCGCCCGTCCTGCACAGGCACGGGAGGCTTGCTGCGCAGCCTCGCAGCCGGCTTGCTGGCAGGCTCAGGCAGCGTACGTGGCAATGGGCACCTCCATCAAGTTGCGGCTCACGACGCTGGCCACCAGGTAGCGGAAGGCGTCGGGCAAGTGGTCGTTCTCTTTTTCGGGCTTGATGCCAGCCTCGTCGTAGATGTAGCCGCTGCACGCCTCGATCAGTTCGGTGCACTGGTCGCTGATGAACAGGCGCTCGCCCTCGATCAAACTGTTGCACTGGTCGATGCCGAACAAGATGCTGTTGATCGCCTCGTTGGTGCGCAGGCCAGCCTTGTTCAACTCGCGGATGCCTTCCGGGTTGGATGGGTCGCAGAACCACACGCAGTCAGGGCCTGCAAGAACTTGCATCTTGGCCGCCCATACGTCATTGGGAACGTGCGCCTTCTGCTCGGCCTTGTGGATGTAGAGCACGTCCTTGCCGTGCTGGTCCTTGTAGACCGTGCCCACGACACAGGCGGATGGGTTCTCCCAGCCGAAGTCGCGGCCACCGTAGACCTCGCCCTGCGGCGGGTCCTGGTGCGGGATGATGCAGGACTCAAGATCGAAGACCAGACCCTCAGCCGCGCACCACAGGCCGTCGAACAAACGCTTGCGCTTGAACCCTCTGAGATTGCTCAGCGCCTGGATGTACTCGGCAGACAAAGATGGATTGTCGGTGAACTTTCCCTGGATGCGCCTGACCTTGTTTGAGTCGGCCAAACGCTTCAGCCAGTGCACGGGCGAAGACGGATTGCAGTCCCCGACCAGCTGGTGGTACGGGCCGTGTTCGTTGCGCAGACGACTGTCCAGGTTCTGCCACAGGTCCTCCTCGATCTCGGTCGCCTCGAAGGCCGCGATGAAGTCGTACTGCGCCGACATGACCTTGGTGATGTCGTCGGCAGAACCCAAGACGATGCGGCTGCCGTTGCGGTAGCTGTAGTAGTTCCGCTGCGTCCTGTTGATCGGGAGGTTGGTCACCAGGCGCGGATTCGGCAGCACCTGGTTCTCGTAGATCTCCAGGATGGACTCGTTCAGGCTCTTGCGCGTCTCACGCAGCCAGAGCGCACGGAAGCCCGGGTAGAGCGCAGCAAGGCAATGCGTCTTCTGCACGATGACCCTGCTTTTCCCACAACCTGCCACACCGTCATACAGTATCAAACGGTCAGAGGCCCGCCACAGCTCACGGGCGCCACCGTAGGGGCAGAACGATTTTCTCATCGGGAACCCAAAGTGGGACCCCGATTAGTTCGTGAGGTTGCCAACACCGCGTAGCTCCGCCATGAGTTCGGCCGCGCTCACGTCCTTGTCGCCGTACCACTCGACTTCGAGTTGAGCGGTCAAATTGATCTGCTGGGTCACGGTGGGAATCAGGCCCACGGTCTGGCGCAGGTGGTTCAGGGAGTCGCGGGCTTCCAGCGCCAGCTTCAGCCAGCGCGCCTTCACCACGGCGTTCTGGGCCTGGGCGTAATTCTGGTATGCTTCCCTGGCAATCTGGAGATAGCCGGCAACGGCCTCACCGACGACCTTCAGCGGGTCGCTGGACTTCACCTTGCGCGCGTTGTCGTCCCTGACGGCAGTCAGGATGCGGTAGACCTTGCGGACCGGGATCTGCATGGCCTCGGCAACGATGGGAATGCTGCCACCACGTGCGATGAGCTCGACGACCTGATCGCGCTGGTGCTGACGGGCAGCACGGCGGGTCAGATAATTTTCGCGTTTCTCTACGTTTGTCACTGGAGGTCGCTCGTGGGTGGATGCTCGTCGCTGTCGCCGTTCAGTTTCTTCAGGCGCTTCACGACTTCTTTCTTGTGGGTCCAAGATGCGATTCGCTCGCCAAACCAGACCAGGAACCCGGCCAGGGCAATCCACTCGGCAGGAGTCATGCGGGTGCTCCTTCTGCCAGAAGTATGACTCACATGGTGCACTTTGTCAAGCCCTGACCGGAAGAATCTGCCGGACGCGAAGGATTGCGTCAGGTCAAAAGTCACTCGGCTTCCAGCAGGCAAGAAAAAGTGCAGGCCCTCTTTCTACGTTTGAGTAAGTTGGACTACAACAACAACTTACTCATTTTTTGAAAGGAGGGCTGCACTTTTGTACCCGCTGGAAGTCACGGTCGTTCAAGGGTTTCCAACAA